GAGCCACCACTATCTATTTGTTTGATAAATTGTAACCCTTGCCTTCTTTCTACGCCACCTTGAGGCTGTATTGTTACGTTCCTAGCTTTGTCTAAAGCATTTGTATATTGGTTAATGTCAATCCTAGATAACAACAATGGATCAATCTCACCTGTTGTAAAGTTAGTTTGTATGGTGATTGCCCTACTCATAGCATCACCTAATATCTGTCAATGGGAAATCTACTATTGCATAATTTGGTCTACCTCTACCATCTATATTCATAGCCTGTCTCAAATATCCTCCCCTTCCGTTTTCTGGTGCTGTGCCAAGAGCTACAGCTCTCCAGTAATCGGCTTTTGTTATTTGATCTGTAACAGCTTCTGCAAGATGCCAAGCCATCATATAGACTAGTAGTTGGACAAAATAAGAAGGCATGACACCCTCTGTAATTGCTGATGTTACAAAGTCTATGTAAATTGTTTCTTCACTAGAAGCTATAGTTGGACCACTAGATGTATATAATATTTCGTAGCTTTGTACTGGTAATATTCTTGTGGAGCTTGAATTATAAACTTGTAATGGTGTCCCACTTATTGCAGTTGATGGTAGGTCATATTGATACGCCCACTCATTTACTGGTGTTGTTGATGATCTTGATAGTTGTTGTTTGGTAAGTGCAAATGACCAAGGATACATAGATAGAGTTTGTTTCTTTACAGTCTCATAGATGTTGTTGCATACAGTCGCTGCATCATTTGTTGTATCTGTAAAAGAAGATATTGTGTCTGCACCGAGAAGATTGAGTGCTTGGTTGCAGATAGTTATGTTTGTATCACCACTTGCCATATTCAGTCCTTGTAGTTAGGGGAGGCTGTTACACCTCCCCATAGTCTTAGTCTGAGTCAGTAGCTGAGACAGCTGTGCCATCCCCAATGTCTACTACACCAGATGCGTTGCTTACAACTGGGTGTAACGAATAAGTTCGTGTACCACCTGTTGACGCATGAACATAGATAAGGTCGCCTACTTTTAGTACGCCTGACGCACTATTAAAGTAGCCTTCTGCATCTATTGCTGTCTTAGCATCTGTAGATGTGTAGCTCCACATTTGAGGAGCATTGCCAGCTTTAGCTTGACCACCGATTGGTTGTAGTCCTGTTGAATCAAAAGCCATAATATTCCTCCTATTCTCTACAAGTTACTTCTACGATACCATCGCCATCAATTACTTTCCTGTCGCTTGAGCCATCAATAGATAGACCACCTTCGTCTCTATCTCCAAGTACATGGAAATTGAAACCTAGGAATGTATTGATTTCTCCAGAAACAAGAGCTTTGATTGATGCAAAATCGCTTGAGATTGCTCTCTCATCACCTAGTAGACCAGATAGTGAGTTAGCGTGAATCACAATATGTCTGTCATCAAACGGAACATTCTTAGCGTCTAGTGCTTTCTTAGCAGCTATCAGCTTACCTACGTTCAAGTTTGACGCAGCTGCTGAACCAGTTGTAACAACAGTATTTGCAACTGTTGATGGTGATGATTCTGCATCTAGTGCATCAATAATTAGTTGGTCCATTCTACGCCCAATAGCTTTTGAAACTACTTGGACAAGTTCTGACCTCTCGTCAAAGTTCACCTTTGCTTGGTGGAATACGTCTGAGTATTCTGCAGCGTTGAAGTCGCTCATTGTTGCAGTTACTTGTGAGTAAGTAACATTCAACGGAGTTACATCTGTCTGTGGAATACGAGCAGTCGCACTACCCTTACCAAGTTTTGGGAACTTGTAAGTGTTGCCTTGCACACCTTGTCTTAGCCTTACGCTATTAAGAAGAACTGATTCTCCTTGATACGCTTGTTTCACCTCGGCATCAAACAAAGTAACAAAAGCATTAGTGATTGACTGTGCCATAGTTTACTCCTTGTTTAACACATTTAAAAAAATATACTTTAGTTATCGAGGGAACCTCGGCTAAAAAATGATGCACTTCCACACCAGCCAGAGGCGAATAGGACATTCGTTATCTCGGATATAATGATAATATACTTTACAAGTGATTACAAGTCTTATATTTCACCAGTATCTACACTACCAGGAAAAGCCTGTGCAAACTTCTGTTCTACCTGTCTCCTGAAGGATGGATCTGACTTATATTTAGGATCAGCCACCATTTCGTACAGCTCATCTTGACTT